CAGATGCGTTTGACTTCAAGTGAACAATAGCACCTTTGACAACAGTACCGCCAATGAATTTAAGTAGCGGAGCGCCAAATCCAAACATCAACGCAAGAGCGTGAGATTCAAGGCCGGGGGTGTTGTAGAAGTCAGCCATTTTCTTCCACTCTTCAAGAGAGCCGCGTGGGGTAAACGCGGGGGCAAGTTGTCGCGTACCGCTTGCAGGGGGAGCCAGTTTAGTACCGCTTGGGGTGTACTCGAGTTCCCCAACTACAAAGCCAGTCATGTCGGGTGTCCAACCCATTTGACTGCGAGTTTTGTTAGCCGCGTATTTAGATTGTAGTTGTCTGATTGATGATGCAAAGTAAGCCATAAGTCCGTCCAATGTTTTTCCGTAAGCGACAACCCCATTTTTAATGAGAGTGTCCCGTAGTTTGTCTCTTGTAAATAATTCAGCAACGGGGCTGTAAAACTGCCGTACCCCGTCATGTTCCATATGCAGGCGCATACAAACCATTTCACCGTCCCCGTCACCATGCTCATCTGAATCAAAGAAGCGCTCGGTTATGTATAGGTCGCGGTCGTATAAAAGAATAGGTTCTTCGTTGTCATCTTTATTTTTTGTTATGACGTAGACACCGCCCTTGGCACCTCGTTGATAGCCGTACGGCAGGGGTGGAATCTCCACCAATATGCGAGGGCCGCCAGCGTCTCCTTCAAGGTCTGTCTCAACCACATATCCCACATTGTTTGGAGCAGATGCCACTTCAACTACATTTGTAGTAGCCATTTGGATAATCTTGCCCAGAATAATCGGGCTCGTAATTTGATGTGGGCAACCTTGGCAAGCTGATGGATTGTTATCTCTGTACCACTCACAGGTATACGGGCCTTTGGTCTCCGCCGCTTTTGCTTCTGTTGCAGATGCTGTGTACTCGGGGTGAGCCTTAGATATATCGTGGATTGCAATTTCTCGGTCTTCGCAACGATTAGCAATAGACAACACAGCGCGCCATAACGGTTCTTCTAGTGTCTTAGCCTCATCGTAAGCCTTCTTTATTTGAGCGCAACCGCCCTCGCCATTCAAAGACAACGTGACTATCTTGCTGAAATTGCATACAGGGTAATCCCCACCTGCTAAATCACGAGATGCCTCATCCATACCAAACGCTTTAGCGGCGCTCAGGTCTATAGGCGGTAGGGGTAACTTAGATGTTATCGCTTCAAGTGGGCTAGGTATGCCTTGGGCAACTATCTGCACACCACGGGCTGCGCCTGTCTTGTAGTTGTTTGTACCTGGGATACGTAGGATTCGAGACACGTCCGCAGTCACCACAGGATCTGCGTGTAGATTCTGCTCACGGCAAAGAGTCTTAAGTAGCTTGGCATGCTTCACCCATTCGGATGCTGCAATGTCTTCGGTCAGCGGCCAATATACGTGTATACCGCCACCTGAGTTAACTACTGTAGGGCTAGGTAATCCCGTATTTTGTATAAACACAGCCAACTCTTGGGCGGCATGCGCTTGATCTCTATAGGGTTTACCTGTACCACAGTCAAGGTCTAGGAAAAAGGAACGTAGGTACGTTGCATTCGGTGCTTTGCGTCCACCATTACGATTAGCAAAACTAGATAGTGCAAAATAGGTATCAACCTGTCCAGAATCTAGCAGTGCGGCATTTGGTTCAATGTCAGCAATGTCGTCAAAAAACGCAGCGCGTACGGTATTTCCCTTAATCCCTACAACGCAATAGATACCTTGCGTCGATAAAACGGAGTTGAGGAAGTTGGTCACGGAGTCTCACGGAGTTATAGCAAGTTCAAGCGCGGTGTTGCCAACGCGCCAAAGTCTTACGTATTTTTTCTTGTTGTTGAACGCGGGGGTAAGCTTTACCAGTAAACCAGTTATAGACAGTGGCTCTAGTGACCCCCATCCGATACGCTATCTCAACCACAGGGATTTCCCTGCTGATACAAGCGTTAGCAAACTGGATGACCAAGTCTTCTTGGTCAGCCTCCCCCACCTTGCGAATAAAGAGGGTTGAGTACCCTCTTGAGGTTGACCCCATTACTCGTCTTTGCCCCAATCAGCCAACACTGATGCCACGTCTTTCGTAGGGGCAGGTGCAGATTCGGCTTTCTTGGATGGACGCTTGGTAGGTTCTTTAGCCTCTTCAATCGCTGCTTCCGTGAATGCCGCAGGCAAAGCAATTTGAGATTCGTTCTTAGAAGGAACCATCTTGAAGTCGATAGCTTGCTTGGCTTCTTCGGTCTGGCTTTGCATCTTGCCTTGTGACCATTCGTCTTGGGTCAAGGGACGCACAGCGCGGAACTTCAGAACAGGCACAGCCTCGGCTGTATCAAAACGAGCTTCAGTAACAATACCTGTGATTGGAATGCCGTGACCAGATAAGAATTTACCAAACGCTTGCAATGGCATCTTGTCACCATCAGCTTTGCCAAAGTAAGACTTCGCAGGTACAGACAAGCGGTAGATGTTGCCGCTGATATCGTTCTCCAATGCCACAGCCAAACGCTTGCTAAAACGGCAAGCACGAGCCTTACCATCACCAGAGCCTTCGATGTTTTGTGGGCATGTTGCACACGATTTAGACTGCGGGTTTGTTACTTCCTCGTTGGGCACGATGCCTTCGGCTGACCAGCAAGAAGGTTTGATATCTTTGCCTTCTTCATACTTCTCTGAATAAAAGGTACGCGTCACACCCTTGCCACTGGCAATGATAACTAAGTTCATTGCGCGTTCTTCGTTCTTTGCAACTTCTTCGCCACCTACGATCATGCGCCATACGCCGCCTTTGATTGAAATGGTTTTACCGCCAGATGACCCAGCAATGTCTTTAGTTGTTGCGTCAGAACCTTCACGCAAGTAGTCGGGGATAACTGAACCAGATTTGAAGAGAGATAGATTGCTCATTTGATTTCCTTTGTGGGTGAATTTATTTTGCACGGCGCACGGTGATCGCGTATTTCGACTCGACGTTCATGCCTTCGGGCAGCTTGTCAGGATTAGCTTGCAAGAATTCCTTGAAGTTAAGCTGACTGACGCGACGTTCCAGAAGTTCTGGCGCATCGTGTTCTTTGATGAAGCGATACATAGCGTCCCAATCGGAAGGCCAGTAGCGCGTCTTGACGGATCGTGTGAACGAACCGAATTGTGTTTTACCACCATCTTGTCCAGTGGCTTTGCATATCTCTAGAAGCTCATGCTCCACGAGATCCATTTGTTCTTGCAGTGCGTTTAGCTCTGCTTCCATCTCAGCAGACTTAGCTGCTTTTGCGTCACGTATCTTAATATAGACCTTTACCAGTTGATTTGCATCCATGTTGATTTCCTGTTTGATTTGCGTTGATGAATAAATTATACACTGTCAAATTACCTTGTCAATCTATTTCTTGTTTGTAGAGATCAACAAGGTCTAAGTGCGCGTCTACTTTGGTTTGCAGCATCTTATACATACGGCGTTCAACAGGGCTACCTTGGAGGTGGGTAACTGTAACCTTATTTGCCTGCCCTGCGCGATGTGCTCGTGAGTTTGCTTGTAGGTATATCTCCGTAGACGCTACTGGACCCCACCAGACAACTTGGTCTGCTCGTGTTAGGGTAATCCCGTGTGCCGTCGCCTGCGGAATAAGCAACAAAATTCGTGGGTTATCTTCGGTTTGGAATCGTTTGATAGTCTCTGCACGTTGGTGGCTAGGGACTCCCCCATGTATGTATTCAACTGTATAGCCCTTGGCGAGTAGTGTTTCATGTAACACATCCAACGAGTGACGGAACGGAATAAAAACTAATACCTTATTGTCCGTACCATCTATCACATCTAACAGTTCATTGATTCGATTACTAACATCAAACGCAACTACTTCTTTATTATCCGTATACGCTGCCCCTTGCGAGATTTGCAAAAGTTTGTTAAGCATTGCTGCTGCATTTACTGCCGTGATTTCCTCGCCCGCCGCTATGGTCATCATTTGTTTTTTGATTGCGTCATAGTACTTAGTTTGCTGAGAAGTCAATGGAGCTTCCCTCGTGGTAAACAGAAGGTCGGGCAAGTCAAGACATTCTTCTTTGGTGAATCTAATCGCGGGTTGCAATATGCTATGCACTGTGTCTTTGGAATCTATCTTTGGAACCCATTTGTACTGCGTTAATTTAATCATCACCTTGTCGCGAAACGAACCAAAGAAACGCGGAACTGAATCGGGGTTGACAAGCTTTGCCAAACCATACGCATCTAACGGGGATTGAGATGCAGGTGTACCCGTCATCAACCACAAACGAGTGTTTGCTTTCATTAGACCCGCAAGGTATTTCCAACGATCTGTTTGTACATTCTTTACGGCGTTTGCTTCGTCTACGATGATGAGGTCAAAGCCTCCCTTGGCTAACTCATCTGACACTACTTTTACACCATCAAAATTGATGATTACAAATTCAAAATTATCTTCTACTACTGCCTTGCGTTGCTTCTTAGTTCCCTGTGCAATCGCCACAGTACGGTGCATGACAGTCTTGAACAGGTCAGAACGCCACGCAGTTTCCATAATAGAAACGGGGCAAACAATTAATACTCTATGTACTTTGCCTTGTTGCATCAGGTAGTCAGCCGCCCACGCTGCTGCTCCTGTTTTACCTGTGCCTGCTTCATTAAACACAAAGCATCTTGGATGCAAGGTAAGGAACTCTGCGGTAGTTTTTTGGTGATCAAACGGAGTGAAGATTCCAGGCCAGTTGTACTTACCTGCAATGGGGCTCGGTGCGTTTTTTATACCGAAATTGCGTAGTAATTGCACCTCATCAAAGTCCCAATTGACAAGCAGTTGTCCGTCTGGCAACACTTTACTTTTTGGGATGATTGCATTGATCTGAGATGCCTTTGGCGTGCTAAATAGCAGGGCTTTGTTTTCGATGATTTGCATGATGATTTGTAGATAGATGACGAAAAAAGCTGGGTAGCGAACTACCCAGCAAAAATGACAACCAAAACCACTCAATTACTTGAGCAGTTCAATATTACACTATTTCTTGCGTTCCCGCTTAGAAATTTGCGACTTTATATCACCAGTTTTGGTGCGCGAAAAGCTGCGATTCGCGTTGTCTGTGGCAGCCCGTAGGTTGCTCAGTTTTGAGGTGCCACCCTTGGATAGCGCCTTCTTGTGGTCTACGTCAACATCGTCAGGCAACGTGCCGTGTGCCTTTTCATATGCGCGACGAGCCTTGTGGCGTTCTGATTGAGCCGCCAGTTGTTTAGGAGTACCTTGGTACTTCTCGTATTCCTGTTTGTAATTTCGTTTTGTCGCCATAGGGTTTTCCTTAATTGTGGGGGCAACTAGAGACAGGGCAAAACTTACACAATGCTGAACTTCGAGGGTTCCAAATTTCTAGTTCCATTGACTTTTCAATTGCATCGGCGCGACTCGCCCATTTAGACCAAATTTCGGGAAGTTGATCCCGTGTGAACTCAGCCCTAATTACATCCCCAACCACCATAAAAAGCAAGACTCCTTTGACGGTGTTTACCTCTGGGTGGTGAGCCATAATCATTGCGGCTAGTAATTCCAACTGTGCAGTATCCGCATAGCGGCTTGATTTGCCAGTCTTATAGTCTGCGACACGGGCTATTCCCGTGTTCTTGTTGACGGCTAAAAAGTCAGGGATGCCCCTGAACCATACGTCTTTATCAAAAAATCCACACGGCGTAAAGTCATTTCTGATAGCCATGCGTTGTTCGCAGTAGATATCCCCTTCGATTGCTGCGAGTGGTTCAACAAATCGTTGGAATTTTGAGAACTGCGGGGGGAATGGTGTCTTGAGCTTGATGAAGTCTTCACAAGCTTTGTGCACGGCTGTCCCGTATAGTGTTGCTTCTGTATCACTTTGTTTAAAAGATTTTAGGATTCGCACTTCGTAGTACCTTTTGGGGCAACCTTCGAAGTCCTTGATTGACGAGTAGGAATGTGCAAGTGCCATGAGCGCGAACCAATTTTGTTTGTTTGGAAACACAGAGTTTAACAGTCTCCGTAACTTGCGCCAAGTCCCGATTCGCAAGAAAGAGGCAACCCTTGCGCCCACTTGGGACGCCATGACATGCACTCCTCCACGTATGCTTGGGCTTCCTTCG